AATGAGGGATGCTTTGATTGATGCAATAAAATCTCACCTTGAAGGATGTATAAAAAAACATTGTGTTAATGTTGAAGTATACCTAAACAACTCAGTTGGTATTGGTGAACATTCTGATATAACAGATTCTATTGAAACTGAACTTGGCCACATATCTGAGTATCATGACAAACTTGAAGTTTTAGAAAGATATTTCAAACAGCCTAGCAAAAAAATCCCATATTGATTTTAGCTTGACTTTTTCTGCCTACTGTGGTATTATTATATAATGAAATTTTATACAAATGTTGTCCAATGGGGCAACAACATCCTTGTTCGTGAGTACAAAAATGGCGAAAGAATCAACCATAAAGTAAAGTACTCTCCAACACTTTTTGTTCCAGTTCAAAAACAAACAGGATTTCATACTCTTGATGGCGATCCTGTTATGCCTTATAGTTTTGACACTATAAAGGAATCAAAGAACTTTATCTCACAATATAAGAACCAACCTCATCTTGTTTATGGTTTTGATCGTTATGCATACACATATGTATCCGATATCTACCCATCAACTGTTGAGTGGAGTTCTGACAAGATTTATATTGCAACAATCGATATCGAGGTTAAAAGCGAAAACGGATTCCCTGACCCCGAAAAGGCTGAGGAGGAGATGTTATCTATCACCATAAAAAACCAATCGACCAAAGATATAGTTGTATGGGGTATTGGTGACTTTCACAACGAACGTGAAGATGTAACATATGTCAAGTGCGATGATGAGACAGATCTTTTATCTAAGTTTCTTGGATTCTGGTCGGCTGATTATCCAGATATAATTACTGGTTGGAACACAGAATTTTTCGATATGCCTTATCTTGTCAACCGCATCAGGAGGGTGTTGGGTCAGGATAAATCAAAACAACTTTCGCCTTGGGGCATAGTTAATGCAAGGTCTGTTTACAGTTATGGTCGTGATCAACAAATCTATGACATATTCGGTGTTGGTAATATCGATTATCTACAACTGTATAGAAAGTTTACTTACACTAACCAAGAGTCTTACAGTCTTGATCACATCGCATCAGTGGAACTTGGTGAGAAAAAACTTCAGAATCCCTTTGACACTTTTCGTGATTGGTATACCAATGACTATCAATCGTTTATTGAATATAACATAGTTGACGTTGAACTTGTTGATCGTATAGATGAAAAGATGAAGTTGATGGAACTTCTGTTAACTATGGCGTATGACGCAAAAGTTAATTACGAAGATATTTTCGGTACAGTTAAGTACTGGGATGTCATGATATATAACTTTCTTAAAAGAAAAAACATTGTTATTCCCCAGAAAAAATTTCATGACAAACCAGAAAAGTTTGAAGGTGGTTATGTAAAAGACCCACATGTGGGTCAACACGACTGGGTAGTTTCTTTTGACTTAAACTCACTATATCCCCACTTAATCATGCAGTATAATATCTCCCCAGAGACCCTAGTTCCGTCTAGGGCTAACGGTTTAACAGTTGACAATATGTTAGAAGGTAAGCAGTTATCTATCCCTGATGGTGTTACTGTAACTCCTAATGGTGCTATGTTTAGGAAGGATCGCAGAGGGTTTTTGCCTGAATTGATGTCTGGTATATACAACGACCGTACTACATATAAGAAGAAAATGTTACAGGCAAAACAGGACTTTGAAAACACAAAGGACAAGAAATATCTGAACGACATAAGTCGTTATAACAACATCCAGATGGCGAAGAAGATATCACTAAACTCCGCTTATGGTGCGATCGGTAATCAGTGGTTTAGGTACTACGATCTTGCAATTGCAGAAGGTATTACAACAGCTGGACAACTTTCAATTAGGTGGATAGAGAAAAAAGTAAATGAATATCTTAACAAACTTCTGGAAACGGATGACAAAGACTATGTCATTGCCGCAGATACAGATTCGATATATGTCACTCTTGACGGATTGGTATCTAAAGTGTTTAAAGAGGGAACTCCTACTGGCAAAATTGTCGATTTCTTGGACAAGGTTGCAGAAGAGAAGTTGGAATCTTTTATTGACAAAAGTTATAAAGATCTTGCTGGATATGTAAGTGCGTATGAACAGAAGATGTTCATGAAACGTGAGGTGATTGCAGACAAGGGTATCTGGACAGCAAAGAAAAGATATATCTTAAATGCTTGGGATGTTGAAGGTGTTAGGTACAACGAACCTCAACTTAAAATCATGGGTATCGAAGCTGTTAAGTCATCTACTCCAGCCCCATGTCGAGTCAAAATCAAAGAAGCACTAAAAATTATAATGACAGGAGACTCTGGACTCTTGAATGAGTTCTTGCAACAATTTCGAAAAGAGTTTGATCTATTGTCTCCTGAAGAAATTGCATATCCTCGTTCAACCAATGGTTTAAAAAAGTATGGTTCTGATAGTTCGATCTATCGAAAAGGTACTCCCATGCATATCAAGGGTGCGTTAATCCACAACCACATGTTGTCGGAACGTGGTCTGGGTGGCAAGTACCCAAGCATTCGTGATGGAGACAAGTGTAAGTTTATTCAGTTAAGACAACCAAACCCTCTCGGTGCAAATGTAATATCTTTTTTGTCAGAATTACCAAAAGAGCTTGACATTCATCGTTATATCGATTATGATATACAGTTCGAGAAATCTTTTATCGAACCTCTTATTTTTATAACAGATAAACTACAGTGGCATATTGATCGTTCTTATGGAACGCAAACATCCCTAGAAGGATTTTTTTCATGATACTGGAAAAGAATGATGCTGTATATGCAGCTAATGTCTTTAATGATTACTTTGCTAATTTTGATCGCATAGACGATTATTTAAGAAAAGTAAAACTAGAAAGGATGTCAACATATCCGACTTCTTTGCCTGGCATGGGCCCTGAAGATGACTTTCTTCAGGATTTTACTATTCATCCAAATGAGATGGAAATTGGTGTAAAAGAATGTTCCCAGTCAGAATTTGATATGTATTTTAATATCACATCTTCACACGTTAGTGAGTCATCTGTGCCTGGCAAATGTGTTCGGTGGATAGTTTATGATAAAGTAACAAAGAAGATTCTTGGATTTATTCGTCTAGGTTCTCCGACAATAAATTCAAAACCAAGAAATGATTTTTTAGGTAAACCTCTAGATACAATGAATAAAGATGTTATGAAAAGATTCAATGATTCTTGTATTATGGGTTTTAGTATTGTCCCAGTCCAACCGTTTGGATTTAATTATCTTGGTGGTAAGTTGTTAGCTGCTATATGTTGTTCTCACCTAGCATCTGAAACTTTAGAAAAAAAATATGGTTCTAAATTTTGTATGTTTGAAACAACATCACTATATGGTTCTACTAAGTCATCATCACAGTATGATGGTATGAAACCTTTTCTTAGATATAAGGGTTTGACTGTATCAAACTTTGCACCACTAATTAATGACGAAAAGTATCGTGATCTTGACGCATGGTTTAAAGAAAAAAATAATGGTGAACATCTTATTAAAAGGGATGCATCATCTAGAAAACTCAAGACACAACAAAAGATGGTATCAATTATTAGGAGTTCTTTAAAACAGTGTGATCAAGGTATGCACGATAAGTTTGTGCAAACTTTTGTTAATGCTAAAGGATTAACAGAACAAAAAAGATCTTACTTTTGTGACTATGGATATGCAAACGTCAAAGAGTATATGAACTTAGAAACTGATACTCTAATTAAAAAAGAAAACTATGATAGATATTCTTTTGATGGTGTGGTAGAGTGGTGGAAGAAAAAAGCGTCTACTCGGTATCAATCACTACAGAATGACGGCCGCCTTAGAACAGAACTTGAAGTTTGGAACAAAAATTCTAATATAGATATCATACGATGAAACCAGAAGATTTATATACATTAACATTTGATAATTTTATGTCAAATATAGAAAGTCTGCAAGATAGTGATGTTGATATAGAGAACTTGTTGATATCTACTATGGGTGTCAATTATTCAAGTGCTAACTTGAATGAGATTTTACGGAAGTGTGTTTTTGATGGTGAACAATTTGACGATTGTGCAAAAAACAAAATATTTAAAGAATTACTAAATTTAACCTACAGACTTGGGGTTATATGCAACACAATAAATATAAGTCTTGAAGAACTTATGGAACTCGTTAATGATGGTAGAGGAGAATGATTTATGGATTTTTTGAAAGATATAGTTAAGACAGCTGGGAATGAATATGCCAGTTTAGTTTCAGAGGGTGTAGAAGCAGGTGATGTTGAGTCGTTTATTGACACTGGTTCTTACATCTTTAATGCCCTTCTTAGTGGATCAATTTATGGTGGATTACCTGCAAACAAGATAACTGCAATAGCAGGCGAGTCTGCAACTGGTAAAACCTTTTTTGTTATGGGTATAGTAAAAACCTTTTTAGAAAAAAACCCAGATGCTGGTGTATTGTACTTTGAGTCAGAGAGTGCTATTACAAAAAATATGGTAGTAGATAGGGGTATCGATCCGTCTAGAATGGTGATACTTCCAGTCACAACTGTTCAAGAGTTTAGAACCCAGTCACTTAAAGTTTTAGACGCATTTCTTGAACAAAAAGAATCAGAAAGAAAACCAATCATGATATGTCTAGATTCTTTGGGCATGTTGTCTACGACTAAAGAAGTAGAAGATACTTCTGATGGGAAAGAGACAAGAGACATGACTCGCGCTCAAGTACTTAAAGCTGCCTTCCGAGTGTTAACATTAAAACTAGGTAAAGCAAAAGTCCCTATGGTAGTTACAAATCACACATATGATGTGGTTGGGTCTATGTTCCCCACAAAAGAAATGGGTGGTGGTTCTGGTTTAAAATACGCAGCTTCATCTATTATCTATCTTTCAAAGAAAAAAGAAAAAGATGGAACTGAAGTTATCGGTAATATTGTTCATTGTAAGAATCAAAAGTCAAGACTGACAATTGAACATAAAGTGGTTGATGTTCGTTTAAACTATGAAAAGGGTTTAGACAAGTATTATGGTCTTCTTGATCTCGCGTTGAAGTATGGTATATTTAAATCTGTATCTACTCGTATTGAATTACCTGATGGAACAAAAACATTTGGTAAAACAATTAATAATAATCCACAGAAATTCTTTACTGAAGATGTTATGAAACAACTTGATGAGTGTGCGTCT